GATGGAAAAGTACCTGAAGAAGTACTATTAAATTGAGTAGCGTATGGTTGTGGATAAATTAAAGTATCCATCCAACTTGTTCTATTAAAATTAGTATTAGTGTTTGTATACCATGTTCCTAAAGGTGGAGGAGTTGCTTCTCCATAATTATAAACAACAGATCTATTATTAAAATCAGATCCAGAACTTGGGTACCACCAAACAACTTCTGTAAATAGATTGTTTAAACCTGCACAAATTTGTTGCCCTTTAGTTGTATCCACATCGTCAAAAACATAATCTTCAACAGCACAAGGTAATGAATTAACAGTTCCATCAAATGAAAAGAAACCATTGTTAGACATCCAATAAGCAACACCATCAATTTCAATACAAGCATTCTTACCTATCAATCCACAGTTAGTACCAACTTGTTCAAAGCCAAATGTAAATGGAGCACCTACAAATTTCATAGTATAAAGAGCGTTATCTGTCCAAATCAAAATATTTTCTTTAGCGATCAACGCCCCAACAATTTTAGTTCCGTCTTGAAGTCTTTGTGTACCGGCTGAATTAGTAGCAAGTGGTGTGTATTGATTTAATTGTTCTGCATTAGAAAATCTAACAAACATATCGTCTTGAGTTTCAACATCACCAATAGTTGTTTCTGTTCCAAGATGTATTAAGTGTCTAGTTGTTGGAGATACTAAACTTATTCTTGATGCTGTAGGGTTTCCCGCAGCTTCGTTAGCTTGTGCACCTAAAGTATTTCCTGAAGTATAAGTTCCTGTGGCAGTCCAATAAAATGAATTTTGAATAGTGCTCGCTCCCGAAGATAAAGTTGTTCTTGATGCTCTTACACTTAATCTTGCTGAAGCAGATGAATCCCATGTATAAGTTTTTCCGTTTGCAATTGTTGCAACTAACACATCACCCCAATTACTTAAAGACCAAAGTCCAGGTTCAAGAGTAACAGTTGAGGCCTCTACGGCACTTCCCCATCCATTATAATTAGTAGCATTTGTAACCGTCTCACCATCACTATGGGCTTGACCATTTGATGTACCAAAGGTTGCTGTACCCTTGGCACCTCTAGTTATACCTGTTAGCTCAACGCCTGCAACTCCAGTGTATGTTATTAATTCATTTTCTACAGCTATTGTACCAGCTGTTGGAAATCCTGTTGTAGATGTTAATCTAATTTGTGTAGCAGAACCATTATTACCAGCTGTGTCCGCGGCCAGCGCTCCGTCTAAATCGTTTTGTAAAGCACCTGAAACGGTACCACCATAATTACCAACACCAAATCCATATCCGTAAGTTTGTTCTGTTGGACCTACTGTTGCGTAAGGTTCAACAATCATACTTCCACCAGTACTTACTACTGAACTAGCTTGGTTTAAAGAATCAATTGTAAATGTTCTTGGAGTAGGAACGGTTAAGACTTGAAAAAGTTTATCTTCAAAATCACTTGCACTTAATCCTGTACTTCCTGGAAGAGTTACAGAGTTTAATAAAATAATATCACCAGCTTCTAAATCATGATCTGCTGTTGTAGTAATAGTACAAGTTTTTACAGTTGTACTATTTGTTGCTAAAGTAGAAGATGTAAAAGTGGTTTGAGCTCCTGCGTCGTTGTCTCTAAAAGGAGTTATATCGTAAAGTTGTCCTTCAAAATAAATAAGTAAAAATTTATCAGTTCCAATTGCTACATATCTATTTCCAGTTTTATCGACAAAAGCATACTGTGCTCTTGCTACTCCAACAATTGTATCTGTAATTAAAGAAGACCATCCTCCTAGTTTTTCAGGAAGACCATATCTAAATCGTGCCAGATCAGAATCAACCCATCGACCTTGTGCCCCAACACTTGTATCTTGTTTGTCTATTCCAGGAGCAAACTTAATTGTCGTAAGCATTAAACTCCTTAGTTAGTGTTGGTTTTATATATCCAACCTTTTGTTGCATTGGAAGTATATACAAGAGTTACCGATTGATTGTTATTTTGTAAATTTACATTAGAAGCGGCTCCTATGATATTTGAACCGTTTCTATCGACTGTACATTGGTTAGATGCGAATCCCCCAGTACTAGATGTATCCATAATTGTAACTTCATCACCAGCTGAGGGTGACGCTGGAAGTGTAACTTGAATAGTTCCACCACCACCTGAGTTTGTAACACCCATTACCACATCACCATTAACTGCTGTGTAAGGTGAATTACTTCCATTAGTAACAGTGACATAACCTTCTTTTAAAATTCCTAATAACTTCATTGAGTTAGAGCCAGTGCCGTCTGTATAAAAAGCTGCTGTTGCTCCAACAGGAAGAGGTACAATACCTGCTCCCGATCCACCTACGTTTGAAACTCCAATTGTATAATTAGAAGTTCCTCTGACTGTGCTATCTTTAACTATAAAAACTCTTTCGGCTCCAGTTGGCATTGTAATACTTCTGCTAGCTGCCAATGTTCCAGTAACTTCAATCATTAAATTTTTACCAGTAGCTGTGCTATCTCCCAAAGCCGAACCATTATCTAGATTTAATGTTAAATTTCCAGCAGCAATACTAACTGTATAGTATCCTGAAGCTGCTAATTCTAAAATTTTTAAATTGTCATTAGTAATACTTCCCCACAAACCAGCTTTTTCGCCAGTTGTTATTATTTCTAATTGTAAATCCGTTGAATAACTTGATGCCATATTATGGTGTTCCTCCGTAAGGTTTTATCTCTTTCCACACATTAGTTGGTCCTGGTTCTATTGGGTTCCAAACAATAACTCCAGCGTCATTAACTGTAAGTGTTAGTGGATTACCTGTTACACTTACAACTGCAGATCCTGTCACTGTAGGGGCAGTTGATGTAATTGTCAAGGCATTAGATGTAGCAGTAATATTAGCATCTCCTGAAATTACTGGCGTGCCAATGCTTAATGTAAGTGGATTGGAACTAGCAGTGAGATTAACAGTCGTTGTGACTATCGGCATTGTACTTGTAATATCTAATGGGTCTGCCGCAACAACTTCAATAACACTGTTAGCAGAAATATTTACATTACCAATTGAAAAAGTTAATGGATTTGCGCTAATTCCAATATGTGCATTTAAAGGAACAGTACTAGCAAAAGGTATTTCTGAAAAACCCGAAGCGCCAAAAAACATGGTTACGCTCCGTTGTCGATGATGTTATTGCCCTCTATCTTGGCCCATTCTTGGATAGCTTGGTAATCTCTGTTTGCTTCGTTTAATGGTACTGATTTAACTAATTGATTTTCTTCTATTAATTCATAACTAGAAAATGTATTTGTTAAAGGATCATATTGTTTTTTTACTGAAATAATCATAGTTCTGCGTCTCCAATTATATTTCCTGATGCAGCACCTTGATAACAATAACCTGCCTGACCATTACTTCCACTACTTATAGTAACAGCCGCAGATAAATTTGAAGAAGTTGATCTATTTGTTGCAATAGTCGGAGTAACTGTTGAACTACCAGTTGAATAAAACCTTACTCCCGAACCAAAACTTAAAGTTGGATCTGTTCTCATTTCAGTAGGTAATGTTAATGAACCTTGTCCTGCACTGGTACTACTTTCAACACCTCCTGTCATTAATAGTGCATTAGCAGTACCAACACCATCTTGTGTTTTAAAATAATACCTTTGACATCTAAATAAATTTACATCAACAGGCAAGAACTCAAACTCGGAAGCTGTATCGCCGGCTTCTAATTGTATTCCTGTTATCCAAAAATTATTTGATGTGCTGTCTGCAAGATTAACTTGTCCTACAGCCCTATTTGCGTTGGTTGTAGTGTTGTAAGAAGTATTTAAAGTTCCTGATGTATAAGTTGTACCAGCAACTAACCAAAAATTTAAATTAAAACTTCTTGCATTACTATTTGCAATAGCTGTAGCGGTATCTCCAGTAAATGTTATAGTTTTCTTTTCCCATGTACTAGCTGATGATATAGTATAAGATTGAGATTGAGATTTAGTAGTTGCAAAACTTACCATTTCAACTATGTAAGTTCCAGTTTTAACTGATTTAACCCAAAAAGATAAAGTTAATTTTTGAGCAGATGAGGTTCCATAGTTTAAATATTGTAAATTTTGTCCTTCAAATCTTTGTGATATAAAACCCCAACTTCCAGCACTTAAACTTCCATTAGCTGTTGTACAATCATATTTTAAAGAACTTGAAAAACCATATCCAGATGGAACATCTGTATCTTGTGATAGTGTCCAAGTTCCAGCACTACTCATTTCATTTATAAATCTATCAACTGTCTTATAGCCATCTCCTGTTACAGAAGCAGTAGAAGTTCCTCTTTGAGCAATTTGCATGTCACCATTAATTATTATATTTTTCGACTGAACGATGTTCGCCATTTTAACATTGGCGATTGAATCATCAGGTATTGCGTTTGCTACTGGTAATCTTGTTAGTGCCATAATTTTCCTATAGTGCCGCTATCTCGTCGTCGGTTAAACCAAGTGCTTTTAATTTTGCATCAGCTGAAGCTTTGTCTGCTGCTTTTTTAGCAGCTGCATCAATTTCAGCTTGTTTATTAATAGCTGCTTGAGCTTCTTCTTGATCTCTAATTGTTTCTTCTTCTGGTGTTAAATCTATTTTAACCCCATTTACTATTTTAAATCTTGCC